GCACCATGTTTCAGCGTATGATTCTTCCAAGATTTCCAATGAAGATCGTCGGTTAGATCATACAGGTTGCAATGGCTCTTTCCTGTATTTAGTCGGAGCCCTCGGCCGATAGATTGAAGAACGCGAATGACAGACTTTGTTGGTGATGTGAAGATTATGTTCTCAATTGACGGGATGTTGATTCCTGTAGATGTCGTACCAAACGACGCAACAACGATTGCATTTGTGTCAGTTGCAAGAGCATTGCGGATCCTCTCTCGCTCGATTACATCGGTGTCTCCATCGATAAAGTACACATTGCGATCAATGGCAGCATTCTTGATAAGGTCATACAACACAACGCCATGCTTGTCAACAAATTGAAACAGAACAAGCGTGTTTCCTTTTGTACTAAGTGCGAGGTTGCGAATGAACTTGTTGCGCTTTTCGTTTGTTACAATGTATTCAATCTCGCTGTGATAGTCGAGTTTGCTGCATTCACGACGACTGTGTTCTGGATGTTTTAGAAGTAGTGCTGTTATCTTTAGATTAGCTAACTTCCCCTCACTCTGCAGCTTCTTCGTTGTTGTCACCTTATGAACACGGCCAAACAATCCCTCAAGAACAAGACGGTTGATCTTCTTGTCATCGAGAGATCCAGTTGTTCCAATCTTGTATTTCGTGTTAGTCATCTTCTCAACAATCGTCGTTAGGCTCTTTGCCTTGAATTGATGAGCTTCATCGCCGATTACAACGTCGAATTGATCAAACCATGGCTTCGGAAGTTTGTAGATCGATTGCCACGTCGTCAACAGCACATCGCTTTGAAAGATCTTTGGAAATCCGGAATACAGCTTCTGGCAATGATGTTCAACATTCCACTTGTTTGCAGTAGAGTAGTCTGCAAAGTCGCTATACATCTGTTCAACAAGCGATGTTGTTGGAACGACAATAAGAACCTTTCGATTTGCATTCAAATGCCAACGTACAATTGTGTAAATGATCAAAGATTTCCCCGACCCAGTCGGGCTGAGTAACACACACCTGTGGTTGGCGATCCCGTGGTGAATTGCATCAATTTGATAGTCGCGGACATCAATTGGCTGCCCGCGACCATGAAGATTAAGACTGTGTGCAAACTGTTCAATCTGTTGTATTGAGACGTCAGTAGTCTCAACAACGTTGTTTACTGTGTTGATCACATAATTGTTGTTTGCAGCAAACTGGACAAGATAGTCAAGCAACCCGACATACAGCGTTTTGCGGATCGCGTCGTACAACCTGATTTTGCCGTCCCACAATCTTGCTTTGTATTGCGGCGTAAACTGAGCGCCGGGATACTGATACGTAAAGAACTCCGAAATCTCCGATTCAATGCCAGTGTCATCGGCATACACGCGGATGTATACTTCGTTTAGCTTTTCAACGTATATTGTCGTCATTGCTGCGCCTTACCAAATGCAGTTTGGATCTCACATCCCCGCAACAAACGTTTTCCACTTGATCGCATTGGACAACTGAAAGTCGCGTTGTTTGATTTGAGCGATGATCGACTCCAACGCATATATCATTGTGTCAATGTACTGCTGCCGAACAACGATCTTCGCAAGATCGTCATCACCCTTCAAGAACTCATCCATCTCCGCTTTAAGCGGCTTGTTGTACTGGTACTGTTCCCACCCGTATTGCTCTAGCTCAGATTTTGACATTTCGCCGCGGTAGTACCGGATCTTTGCTTTCCGCAATCCGTTGTACTCAGCATCGAGCTTGCTTTTCTTTAGCTTTGCTTCAATAACAAGTCTGATGTACTTACTGTGAAGTTTTGCGGTAGTAGTTGATGCTCTGTCGAGATGGTTGTCATCAATTGTGGAGTCTGCTTCCCACATTGCTAAGATCTCATCAAGTGTCATAATATGTCCTTCTCAAGTCAGTTTAAACGAACTGATATAGTGTGTATTTGAATGTTGCTTGTCCTGCCAAGTACATTGTATCTTGTGTTGTCGACTGCATTTGAATCGAAGATAGCGCCGTTGGAAACAAATCGCGGAACTGGATTGTGCTAACTGGTTTGTTCGCCGAGTTTAGAATCTGCAACACCGCGTCGGATACAGAAGCAATTGATACGTTTGGGTTGACTGGATTTGTACGGCTTGTAATAAATTTGCTGAACTGCTCGTGACTTTCCGGAAAGCCAAGACCTACCATCCAGTCGTATAGTGCCTTCCAATTTGTCATGTTTTCGTCAATTAGGAACGTGATGTTGAGGTCTCCAAACAACAGCTTATCTCCTGGATGAGGTCCGTCGACAATCGATGTATATTGTGTAGCTGGCGGCAAATCGAGACCCGGAAGATTCGCTTCCTGACAAAAGAATTGAATCTCTGGCAACTTGAGGATTGTGAACATGAATCCATTGCTTTGCAGTGGATTGATGTTGTTTGGGATTGGACAAGTTAATGTTTGCATAATTTACCTCCAAGATGATTGAGTATTTATCAATCGATTTTGACCCACGAAAGAAAAAGGGCTCCGAATGGAGCCCTTTTAGTTTACTCTGAACGACCGTTCAGATTGCTTGATTACATCAAGTTTGTCACCTTGACTTTTCTGTAGTAGTAGTTCTTGTCAGCAGTCAGGTCGCCAGTCTGGCCAGAGCTATCGTCGAGATCGACGAACGGGTTCGCAACCATGCCGTAGCGAGTCTTGAAACCGATCTTCGGCTGGAAGCTGTTCGGGTCAACAGCGCGAACGAGTTGCAGAGGAACATACGGGCAGTAGAACAGACCAGCATCAAATGCAGACGACCCTTTGTAGCCAACAACGAAGAACTGCGTAGCAGACTGGTTAGCAGCATACGGGTCAACGTACACTTTATACTTGCCGTTGAGAACGCCAGCGAAAGTCGTCGAAGCTTCATCAACGTTGAGACCGGTCTGCAGAGCGGGAGCGTAGTCAAGAACACCAGCCATTGCAAGAGCAGACGCAACGTCAGACGAGCAAAGGATGAAGTTACCACGGCCACGACGGGTTTGTTGAGCAATCGCGTTAGCTTCACGCTCGATTTGGAACATCAGACCCTTGAACTTTTCAACAGACCAACGACCATTCGCATCAACGTCGAGGTCAAACGTACCGGCAGCTGCAGTACCAACTTGAGCACCAACCTTCGCAGTTGCGTAGATAGTGCGAACAACTTCACGGTTGATTTCCGCGAGAATTTCTGCCGACAGAATGTTGCTCAGCTCGCCTTCAGCGTCAAGACCATGAACAGCCTTGAGGTCTTGTGCGAGTTCAATCGAGTACTCAGCTTTCAGAGCACGCGTCTTAGCAACAACGCTGGTCTTCTCAATCGAGAATGCCATTTGGCCGAACGAACCGTCACCAACACCGCCTTGACCAAGACGTTCAGCGGCCGCTGTCGTCATCCCAGTGCCGGTTGTATCGGTACCGGAAGTCCAGTTAGAACCGGATTGCGTGCCAGTACCAGCGAACCCGGTATCAGCTTCGTTGAACAGAGCTTCAGCACCATTTTGCGAGCTGTACCGCGACTTCATTGCGAAGATCAGGCCAGTAGGCTGAGTCATCGGCTGAACGCCGCAGACGTCATAAGCGATAAGCTGCGGCATTGCACGGCGAACCAGGCTGATAAGAACCGGATCGTAGCCAGCAACGGTGCCAGTAGCTGCACCAGCGCCGCCCATTGCAATGCCAGTACCACCAGAGTTAGCAGGAGCCGATTCGAAAAGAGCCTCAGCTTGTTTGCGGAGTTCGCGTTCTTGGTTTTCCAACAGAACTGCGGTGACTTCGCGACGATAGTTGTCTTTGATGGCGGGGACTGCGTCGTGGTTGAGAACTGGCGCCCACTTTTCCATCAATTGTTTGCGATTACTGATCATTTTAGTTTCCTTTACTTGAGATTGTCGAGTGCAGACAGATATCCACGCATGTGAGCAGGAACAACCTTCTCTTCTGCTAGAGTAACTGGCGCATCGGTTACAACGGATTCAACAACTTTCTTTGTTGTTGCCTTGGTTGTGAAATAGCTTTCACGAATCGTCTGAGCTTTCTTGCGATACGACTCAACACCATCGAACTCGAGCTCTTCGACCAAAGCACGGAATTTCTCCTTATCAGTCTCAGCAAGACCTTCGGAAAGCTCTGCTGTGATCAGATTGATTTGGTAGCCGGCAAGCTGTTTGTTCAGATCGACGTTGTGAGCGATCTGCTCGTCAAGTTTTGATCGCAGTTGTTCAACCTGATGTTCAAGCGAACCAAGCACATCAAACTTCTCTTCCGGAATTTCGATATACGATTGCTCAAACAACGATTTCAAACCGCCAACAAACTGTTCAAGAATGTCAGACTTCATACCACGTTCAAGGGCAATTTCATTGTGTTTCATCCACTGCTCGACAACGTAGTCGAGATATCCATCAACTTTCTCAACAAGACCCTCTTTGATCTGTTCGACTTGCTCATTCAGCTTCGCTTCATAAGCCTCGTCTAGTTTAGCAACTTCTTGCTTAACACGGTTAATAACAGCGGCCTCGAAAATCGTTGCGGCCTTCTGTTTGAATTCTTCAGTTAGATCTTCGCCTTTAACTAGAGCGGCGACGTCATCTTCGATCCCAGCAATGTCGATCTTCGACTGTTTTTCCGGCGCAACAGCGTCTTTGTTTGCTGGATTTGAAGTTTTGTTCTTGCCGGCAACGTCTTGCTTGTCAACGTCGTTGCGGTCGTTGTCTTCATTGTCGTCGTCGACGTCTGTAACGCCATCGGTGACGTCATCGAGCTGCGATTGTTCCGGCTCGATATCACCATCGACTTCAACGTTGTCGACTTCATCGTCGTCTAGCTTCGACTCAGCAAGAATCTGTGCGATCTTTTGTTCGATTGACATTTAGTTTCTCCTGTAACTATCTATTATTTATAGAATTGAAAATTTCACTGGGCCAATTGGTTATCACTTCAAGCTGTTCAGAAAACGCTCGAACAATTTTGCTTGACGTTCGCTAACTTGCTTTGCAGACATCCGACGGATATCTCTACGAATCTGCTCAGCGAGCATCCACGATTTTGTCGATGCGTTGTACACCCATTCTGCTCCTTCCATGACACCTTCAACGAAAGCATCCGGAGCTGATGGATCGGCTACAATATCCGCTGCTGTAGACAACATGAAGTCATCTTGGACGAGGTTAACGCCGTTGCGTTGAACAATCGATCCAAGACCTCGAGACGACACCCCAAGTTGTGCGCCCTCGTCGATCAGAGCCTTTACGATTTTGCCGTAAGGAGTGTCGAGAATCTTCGCTCTGCCAATGTAATTGTCTCCCTCAGCACGCAAGCTCTTAATCATGTGCGACACACGATCGAGGTTAATCGATGGTGAATCCGGATGGCCAAGCTCGCCATACGCACGATTCTTGTCGATGTATTCTTTTGTGTAACGCGCAACTTCCTTCTCCATGACATCTTTTGGATACATCCGACCATTGCGGTTCTTTATATTCGATTGAAGGAAAACGCCTTCAATGAAGTAGTCTTTGCCGTTGCTTTGTTGATTTGCTTCAACAATTAGCTTGACTTGTTCGACGTGTTCTTTAATTAGTTTCATACTTTGTCAGGGCTCCCTGATAGAGTAGTGCTAGCACCAACTCGAGTCTCATCTTCATACGCACCATACTGCTGGTACTCGCCAGAAGTAGACTTGTAACCGCTTGTTTTACGAAGCTTCAGCCAACACTGAGCTTCCGCTCCAGCAATCGTGACAACGATATCGGAAGATGATTGCGATGATTCCGGAGGAAGTGCCTGCCCGCCGAAGTCAATGTAATTGCTGTTCTCTCCAGCAAACGTCATGATATTGACACCATTGCGTGTGATCGTAATCGCGCTGCCAAGTAGACCTGTAACACCAACACCAACAATTGTTGCTGTTTGCGTTGCACCGTCCAGCACTTGGTTCGGTGCAACAATGTCCGTCTGCAGGTCAATCGTAGCACTGCCAGATGTACCAGCAACTTTGACGACTGTTTCTTGGTGTGTGTTTCTAATAACTGTTTTGGTAACAGCCATGATTATTCCTCTAGTAGGTTAAGCACATTGAGGAAGTTTTGTTTACTCTCCCTCATGTATTCAACAACATCTTGGTGCTGTCCGAATACATTATTTATCCGTTGTTGCACACTGTCGGTAATTACGACAACTGTGCCATCATTGAGTTTGTAATCAACATGGCCTTCAATCAACCGATCAAGTGCGTTAAGATTGCGGATTTGTTGTGCTACAGGATCAGTTGTAAAAAGTTTGGAAGAAGCGAGTTCAATATACGATTCAATCAACGTGTCTGTTATTTTGACATCGTTATGGTATTTTTTGATGATGTTTGCTATTTGATTGTAAGACAGTTGTTCGTATAGTTGTTGCTGGATTTCTCGTTGAACGTCTTGTTGTGTATTTTGTTGTTCAATGTTGTCGATCGCTTCTTCCAAGCAGCGAAATTGTGTACGGTTACAATCGATGTAAACGCGATGATCAACAGTTTCAGTGATGTTGTGCCCGCGGTACATGCGGTGACGACTAACATCACCGCCTGTTACTGCAGCGTAAATGGACGATTGAAACTGTCTGAAATTCATGTTATTTGACGCGTTTGATCTTTCCGCCAAGTTCCGTGAAATCATCAAGATCTGTATCGGTCAAGTGCTCGCCAACTTTGATCCCGTGCGCGAAGTTCTTGCCAACGGCATGGACCTTATACTTGCCATTCCCTGCGTCGGAAACGTGAATGTGGTTGTCGCCAACTTTGACTGGCTTTTTAGTACCGTCGGAAGCCTCATCAAGATCGACGCTCTCTGTAGGGTGCTTGATATGCTTGATCTTTCCGCCAAGTTCCGTGAAGTCGTCAAGTTCTGTGTCGGATAGATGTTCGCCAACTTTGATCCCGTGTGCGAAGTTCTTGCCGACCGCGTGGACCTTATACTTGCCATTCCCTGCGTCGGAAACGTGAATGTGGTTGTCGCCAACTTTAGTTGATTTCGATCCGCTGTTGGCAGCTTCCTTGAACATATTGCGCGCAACTTGCCGACGCATGTCATCGAGCTGTTCAGCAATACGAGATGCCATGGCGCTTTCGAAAGCGGCCTGGATAGCAATTGAATCGCCGTCGTGGATCGCGTCGATTAGTTTACGAGTGCTCATTTGTTATCTCCTTTTTGTTTATGCGGTGCAGCTTGTTTACTGTTGCGATTGTTCGTCATTGACCTGTTGAGCTTGTTGAGGCTCGTCGGCCGTTTGTTCGTCGCGGTCGCGCTCAAGTTCGCGATCAATGTCTTCAATGTCTTGCTCTGTCTGCATTAACACATTCTTGCGTACCCACGACACGGAGTAATATTTGCCGACAAATGGATCGATGTTCTGCAGCGTTGCAATACGATTGTTGATGATCTCAGTGTTCTTCAGCTCTGTGAAATGGTTGTCTCGTTGATAGTCAAACCGAATGTTGTATGACATATCATCCCACTCATCGGGGCGAATGATTCCCTTAGCAATTAGCTGAACACGCAACGCATCTTTGAACAGACCCGCAAACTTCTTGCGGAGACGTTCAATAAACTTGTTGAACTTAACTTCATCTCGCGTAATCTCAGCAGAGCGACCTAGCGAAAAATTCTGTTGCGGCTGCAGCCGTGACAAAGGGACATTCAATGCTTGGTACAGCTTTGTTTGGAAGTATTGAATGTCTTCGATCTGACCAAGATTTTGGCCTCCAGCCAACGTAGTAATCTCAGTGCCTTTACCACCATCGCGTCGTGGCATCCAGAAGTCTTCCATCAACGAAAGGTGCTGACGATTGTCTTTAATCTCGCCAGTCGCCGCGTCGTAAACAACCTTATTACGGAACTTATTCATAAGGTCATTAAGGTATTGTTCAGCGCGAACCTTTGGAAGGTTGCCGACGTCAACGTAGAAAATACGGCGCTCTGGAGCACGGCTGATTCGATATATTACCAGTGCGTCTTCCATCATCTTCAGCTGGTTGACTGGCTTAATTGCCTTGTGCAAATAGCTGATGATCATGTTCGTGTTCGAATCAACAAGACCGGACGTGCACATGATAATAGAATCCGTCGACAACTTGACGCCTTGCGTTGTCTGTTCTGTGATCCCCTTATCGTTGTACAGGTAATACTCTTCAACGCTCTTTATTACCTCTACGCCACTAGCATTTCTCTCTTTGACGACGTTCTTGATCTTGCGAATCTTCCGCGGGTCGACAAAACGAAGTTCTTGAATGCCATTGCTGACGTTGTTTTCATCAATGATTATATGAAAGAACATTCGTCCGTCGATATACCACTGACGGAACAGATCATGTCCTCTTTCATCGAGATTGTATAGGCGGGTAATTTGATCAAACTCGTCGCGAATCTTTGTCTTAATTGATTCGGAAACCTTTAGATCGTCGAGAACGATTGTCACAGGTTTCTGATTCGCATCGGAAACAAACGCCTCATTGACTATTTCTTCAATCGCCGTATCGCAGTCGGCATACTGTGCAACTTCACGATAACGTCGAATTAGATCGTTCTCGTTTTTAACGACGCCGTCGAGATCAACTACGAGACCGTAGTATGCTGCCGCGGAGTTGACGACGGTCGAGCCGTCGTCAGGAGTTGGAGCAATTACGCTACCACGGTCCTGAACTGGCGGCTTCTTACGTTTGATTTCAAACCCAAATACATCCATATTAAATCTTCTGCGGTGTGGTATCTAT